CAATGATAGGTGGTTAATGAAACCTTTCGTTGACAGACAAAGAAAATATATGGAAGCTCAAAAGGCTGCACGTGATGAGCGTGCAGCTGAAGAGCGTAAATTCATGACAAGCTTTAATCCGAACACAGCGGAGAGAAAAGATTTTACAAGATTTAGAGAAAATTTAAAAAAACAAGCTTTGGATGCTATTGGTCCAACACAAGGTGGCATACTATCATCATCACAAGGTAGAGCACTAGATAAGTTATATCACGAACCGTATAGAGAAATGATGGGCATGTACATGCGTACTAATCCAAAAGATTACCAAGAAAACTTTCCTATATCATTTGCTATACAAAGAGCACTACCAATGGCAGCAGAAAAAGCAATGGGTGCAGTCACAGGCATACCATTTTTAGGTGAAATGTTACCAAAGAGAACAAACGAATTATTAGGTGACTTAAGTTATTTAGATTACAGACCAAACAGATTAATGAATCTACCAGAGGGTTTTGCTTTTGATGACGGTAATGAAGCACTATTAGAACTTATTGAACAAATAAATCCATACGAAGCAAACTATAGACCTTTCTTCCCAATGCAAGTACCAGATTATTTCTATCAGTTTATGGATAACGAAATGTTACCATTTATTATGGGTATGAAATAATGGGTAGAAGTAGTTATTTAAGAACTAGAGGTAGTAGCACAGGTACAACCGATGGTCCTGTTGGTCTTAGTTTTTTATCTAGTCCAAGTTTTTCAACATCTAACAACACTCAAACTACACAAGTAAATCCTAACGATCCTCAAGTTAAAAAATCTATAGAAGATAGAAAAACTGCATATGAAAGTATGCAACAAGCAGGAATGCTAACACCTAGTGTGTCTGGTATTAGTCTTTATGATAAATCACCTGTCATTTATGAAACAGGAACTACTTCCCAAGATATTTTAGGTGCTGACGATCCAGCAGATATTGGTGGACAACAAGTTGATTTAACAGGAACTAAAGTAGATGGATTAACACCTTTTTATACTACATATGCTGAAGATGCAGTTAACACCGGGAATATTACAGAAGATGTTTACAGATATGCTATAAGTCAAGGTAAAACAAATGAAGAGGCTCAAGCACTTGTTGATCAAGCAAATGCAGAATTAAATAAACTTGTTTCACAATATAGAGCTGGTGACAAAGTAGGATTAGATGATTTTCTTGCTGGCTATAATCCATTTTTTAAAAGTATTTTACCACAAACCATGTATGGAGAAGGTATAGGAGTAGGTGGATTCACTGGTTCAGACACAGGTTATGTAGGCCTTGAAGATGAAACTGGTAGATTTTTTAAAATACAAGATCCAACAGCTGACATATTAGCAAATAGATCTGGATTTGGCGGTGGTGGTGGCGGTATGTCTTTTGGTGGAGGTTCAAGTTACGCAGCCGGTATTGGTTCAGGTTTACTTGGAAGACCAAAACAACTAGGTGATGAAGAAAATATACCTGCACAATTACGTTTACTTCAATACATGGTTAATGTACATAGAGGTAATCCATATACAAAATTAGCCATGCGTAAAAAAGACGGTGGCATAGCAACAATAGTAGGAGATTAACATGTGGCAATTATTAGCAAAACCATTATTGGGCGTAGCCGTAGATGGAATCAAAGGCTTCGTAGAAACCAAAAAATTGAAGGGTGAAGTCAAGATAGCTCAAATACAAGCAGAGAAAAAAAGAAACGAGGACATTGCTGCTGGTAAAATTAAATGGGAAGCATCAGCTGTAGATCAAATGAAAGGATCGTGGAAAGACGAACTAATTTTAATTTGCCTACTGGCGCCTGCAATTGCAGTCTTCGTGCCTGGTTGGACACCACACATAAAAGAAGGTTTTGAAGCCTTGCATTCTTTACCAGATTATTATAAACATTTACTATATTTGGCATGCTCAGTAAGTTTTGGGGTCAAAGCTGGTCCTGCAGCAATGTCGCTATTTAAAAAGGGGAAATAACTATGAAAGGTGATTTAGATAAAGACGGAAAAATGAGCTCTTACGAAAAGAAAAGAGATGCTGCAATTAAAAAAGCTATGGCTGCTAAAAAGAAAAAGGGTGGTAAAGTTGTTGCTAAGAAAAAAGGTGGCGCTGTTAAAAAAATGGGCGGTGGCATGATGAAAAAAGATGATAAAATGATGGGTTACATGAAGGGTGGCTTAAGAGCAGCAGCTCAAAAATTAAAAGCTCAAAAAATGAGAAGAGGAGGCATTAAGAGAAAGTAATGGGTAAACTATGTCCTAGAGGTAAAGCAGCAGCAAAACGTAAATTTAAAGTATATCCAAGTGCATATGCTAACATGTACGCTAGTGCTGTATGTTCTGGCAAAGTAACACCTGGTGGTAAAAAGAAAAAATCTGCTGGTGGTTACAATAGCAATGGTATATCTCAATCTAGAAAAAAAGTTTCTGGTCAAAGAAAAGTAAATTTTGCAAACGGTGGTGCTAACATAGTTGCTGCTGGTTGTGGTGCTGTTGACTCTAGTAAACGAAAAAAAACAAAACTATTTACTTAGTGGCTGATCCTAGAGTTGGAACAGGAAAAAAACCTAAGGGTAGTGGCAGACGTCTCTATACGGATGAAAATCCTAAAGACACTGTATCAATTAAATTTGCAACTCCTAGTGATGCAAGAGCTACTGTTGCAAAAGTTAAAAGATCCAGTAAACCGTTCGCTCGTAAAATTCAAATATTGACCGTGGGCGAACAAAGAGCTAAAGTTATGGGTAAAACACAAGTTGCCAGTATTTTTAAAAAAGGCAAGGAAAGTATAAGGAGTAAACATGGCAAAAAAGGGCCTTAGATCTTGGGTACAAGAAAATTGGGTAGATATAGCCAATAAGAAACCTGATGGATCATATCCTAAATGTGGTAGATCTGGTGGTGAGAAAAGAAAGAAGTATCCTAAATGTGTACCAATAGCAAAAGCTAGAGCCATGAGCAAAGGTCAAAAGG